TATCATCGTAGCGACCTTCTTTAATAGTATCTACCCAGATGGTCCAATCAGCTTTAAAGTTATTACGCATCTCAACCAAAGGTGCAACAAAGTCACAAATAACATAGTCCACATCGTAGCTATCAGCTAACTCACGCATCCGTAAACTTTGACGAATACGTCCTTCATGGGAAAAGTCCCAATCATTAAATTGCTTACGCACATCATCAGCGTTAAGCCACATGACAGTCTTGCGGTTGTTTTGCAAGTGTTCAAGAACGTGCTGTGCTAGATAAGTTTTACCAGCATTAGGCAAGCCCATAATTAGAATTCTTTTCATCCCTTGACCTTATACAGTTGTTTCATTGCAAACTCTGGTGCAGGTGTGCGCCAGAACTCTTTGCCAGAATACTTCTCCCATACAGATTTAGGAAGAATAGATGGACGTTCTTGCCAAGTAACTTCTTTTCGTACTGTATGAAGATTTTTCATATTCAAGGCTTTGTCAAACACTTCATTCTCATACTCGACATTTTTATAGTCGTGCTGGTAATAAGGTTTGCCAATGAAATTGTATATCTCACGCATCACACTCTCAGGCTTTTTGCACAGAGATTCGTACTCCACCAACATAATCATGTCGTGGTTTAACAACAGACCTTCTTCTAGGAAGTAATAAGGCTTGACCACTTGGCCTTCCTTCTTAACATCCATCAAAGCATCACACCTAGTAGTGACTGTCTGCCTAGCTTCATCGTCTGTTAGTGCCGCACCATATAAGGAGTTCTTGGCAGAAATACGCTCAAAACTATCAAGTATCCAAGGCAAGTCACGCACACAGCAAATAATCTTTGTCTGTGGATACAGGTCTTTCAATAAAGAGGTCTTAGAAGTCCACCCTCTGCTAGTGTCAAACACTGTACTTGGAGTGACTGCTTCGTAAAACGAATTGAATATTGACTTGAGAATGTGCCTACGTCTATCTTCATCTATTGTGTGGTTGCTCTCACTGCCCGTAATGACATTGATAGTTGAGGCCACCAAGCCTTGTACTGGTGAGGATATATCTGCATAGAACTCAGGGTTCTGACGCAAGATAGCCGAGAGCAGGGTTGAGCCTGACCTTGGCAAACCAGAGATGAAGTAAAACTCTTTCATGCTTGAGCAGTCTGAGCAACCCAATTAACTGTAGCTTCATCCCATTGATAACGAACATTGCCACCATTCATTACAGCATCTACAGGACGGGCTACAGGAGCAGACCAACTCATTGTGTCCAAGTAACCAATCCAAGATGGATAAGGCTTAGTGGCTTCATGCTCTGCAACCCTGAGTGCGTTGTACTCTGTCTCAGTTAAGACTTGCAAGACACCAGCAATGTTTAAGTCAGCGTCTGTATCGCAAGTGCCATAGTATCTAGGCGCACGCAAATATGTGCCATCTGAGGCTAGTTCAACAGGCCATGTGGACTTGTCTTGCCATACAATTTTTAAGCCCTTGATAGTAGGCATAGATGGCCCTGTGCGCTGTGGCTCAACTGTGCAAGGGATGCGGGTGTTGTGGTCAACTTCTGTTACACAAATAAACATTGTTATGCTCCTTATAAAAAATTAGACTGCGACTCTGCGGATGGCTCGGACACGATAAGAATAGGTTTTATTGCCGTTGTACTGGTCGCCACCTTCAAAGAATTGTGATGCAGAGGCAGTAGAAGAAAACTCCGTACTAGACCAATAATAGGCAAGAGCAAAATCTTCTGCTCCAGTATTTTTAAAATCTGTAGCTGTTGTTTGAGCAGGATTTCCAGAAGTGTAGTTGGAGGCTCTAGCGGGAACAGCATTTGCATTTATTCCAGAGCCAGTAAAGTTTGCATCAGTTGTTGGCTTTAAATTGTAGTAACAAACTTCTAATTCATTCTTTGCTGGCATATACCAATCGGAGAATCCACCAATGGTTAACCCTTCGCAAAATTGAGCCGCTGGATGACTAGCGTTGTTCATGGCTGTGCTATTTGCAGGGCCATCAATAACTGAACTTGTGCCAGCAGTTGATGTGCCTGATGTTTTCCATTGCAATGTAGTGCCACTTTGTGCAGAAGATATAGGCCCAACAACTAAGTTGTGGGTTGCTACGCCATTACCTGTTGTAGAAATCTGACCTGCAAAATAACCACCGCCTAACGCAGAACCAATTGCTGGTAATACAGGAGGCCACAACCCTTGCTTCTTTAATTGCATAGCTTGGTCAAGCGTCCACATCCCACTAGCAGCAGAACTTGTTGGTGCTACAGGACTCTTTGTGATGAAACCCCCGATATATTTTTGGCTCATGGTTGTCCTTTAAACTGCAACTCTACGAATGGCACGGACACGATAGGAATTTAACTTAATGCCGTTGAACTGATAGCCGCCATCGAAATACTGCGCCCTTGCGTACCCAGCAGAAAACTCAGTACTAGACCAATAATAACCGCCATCTGTAAAAGCTTCTGCACCTCCACTTTGAAAATTAGTAGCAGAGGTTCGTGCTGGGTTGCCAGCCGTATAATTACTTCCTCTACTTGGTACAGCGTTGGTGTTAATGCCCGAAGATGTGTTGTTGCTTATTGTATTGGGTTTTAAATTGTAGTAACAAACTTCCAACTCATTCCTTGCAGGCATATACCAATCCGAATAACCGCCAATCACTAAATCATTACAAAAGTGAGCCGCTGGGTAAACAGTGGCATTTCCGTCAGCTACCATATCGGCAGTATTTTGAGGGCCGTCAATTACACTGTCTGCACCTGTAGTAGCTGTGTTTGCATCTTTATATTTCTTACTAGAACTTTGAGCAGATGCTAATGGGCCAACCACAAGGTTATGAGTTGCTACTCCGCTTACGCCAATTTGCCCTGCGTAATAGCCACCTTCATAGGCTTGACCAATAACAAGGGGTAGTCCCGTCCATGTACCTGCCGCTATAGCCTGCATCTGCGCTTGTAAAGTAAAAACACCTGAGTAACTTGGCATATGTTTCCTTAGACTGCAACTCTGCGGATGGCACGGACACGGACGTACGTAGCATCTTTATAATAGTTGCCTTGAGAGCCGGAACTAAAGTACTGCCCTTTAGCGACTGTAGGGCCATGTTCAGTACTAGACCAATAGTAGTTTGCCGCAAAGTCTTCTGCGCCAGTATCTTTAAAGTCAGTAGCGGAAGTTTGTGCGGGATTACCAGTTGTATAGGTACTTGCTCTAGCTGGAACAGCATTAGGGTTTATTCCAAAGCCAGTGTTGTTGTTTGTTGTTGTGGGCTTTAAATTGTAATAACAAATCTCCAACTCATGTCTTGCGGGCATATACCAATCTGTTTGTCCACCAGTGGATAAGTCATTGCAGAAGTGAGCAGCAGGGTAAACAGTAGAATTTCCACCAGCTACCATATCGGCTGTATTTTGTGTTCCGTCTATAAGACTATCAGCACCAGTAGTTGCAGTTTGTGCATTTTTCCATTTCAATTGACTTTGGGCAGACGCTACAGGCCCAACCACTAGGTTGTAATCGGCTATGCTATTCCCCGCAGTGGAAAATTGACCAGCATAAAAACCACCACCATAAGCATCACCAATTACAAGAACCGCTGGCGTAACAGAATTACTTGCTGCACTCAAAGGACTTGGGCCATAAGCATTGGTTGCAAACACTTTAAATGTGTACGCAGTGCCGTTAGATAAGCCACTAACAGTAATGGGAGAAGATGCGCCAGTACCAATTATTCCGCTTGGTGTTGAAACAACAGAGTACCCAGTAATAGCACCGCCACCCACATCAGCAGGTGCTGTAAAGGTCACAGACGCAGTAGTATCACCCTTTGTAGCTGTACCAATGGTAGGAGCGTTTGGATTCTTTAGCGGGTTATAAAATGCGGAGATAAACCCCGCTGCATATCGCATGGACATGGTGAGTCCTTATGTGATTTCTTCAAAGCTAATCGTTGCAACCAAGTCACCAGATGCACTAGCAAGCGCACCGACAGACTGATTCTCAAGCAAATAAAATGCTGTAGTTTTGTCAGTCACAATCAATGAGGCATCAGCAGGGACAGAGATAGTTGACGCAATTGCCAATCCTGTCCCACCTAAAGCAGCCGCAGAGTAGATGTTTACAGTCACATCAGCCGCTGCTGTGCCATCAATGTTAGCAATCAAGATTGAGTTAATCTTGAAGACTTTGCCACTTGATGCAGCGTTTGAGGCTAGTTGAGTTGCACTTGTACCAACAGCAACAGATAAAGTATTACCAAGAATACTTGTGACGTTTACGATATTTGGATTTGCCATAATATTTCCTTAGAAGCCAAAGAGCATTGCTAATGCAATAGATTTACCTGTTGAAACACCAGCAGTACCCCAAGTAGGGGCTGCCCCAGAACCACCAGAAAGAAGTGCTTGACCTGCTGTGCCAGCAGACCCTGAGATTAACAATCCAGTAGTAATATTTGGAGTAGTCAATACTGGTGCAGTTAGAGTTTTGTTTGTCAGGGTTTCTGTACCTGTCAAAGTAGCAAAGCCACTAGCAGTAAATGCCGCCTGAGTCCATGCCGATCCCGTCCACACATACAAAGTGTTTACTGAGTTGTTCCAGTACAAAGCACCCGTTAATAAGGCATTGCCATCATTGTCAACAGTAGGAGCAGAAGACTTAGAACCTAAATATCTGTCATCAAAAGCATCATAGGATGCTGCCGCATTGGTTTCACTGGTTGACGCATTACTGGCACTTGTAGAAGCATTAGAGGCGCTTGTTGCTGCATTAGAAGCACTCGTAGCCGCATTAGAAGCAGAAGTAGCCGCAGCAGTAGTAGAACCAAAGATCGAATCTATTTCAGTTTTGGTATAGGCATTTGAGATGTTGTAGCCAGCAATAGTCGTTGGATTCGTTCCTGCTGTAGCCCGACCATAAGTGTCAAAAGTTACAGATTGGTATGTGCCTGGCGTAACACCAGAAGAAGCCAGATCAATGTTGTCCGAATTGACAACAATACGGCTAGAAGATGCAGTACCTACATCTAGCGTGTTACCTGTCTTTGTAAGACCATTACCTGCTGTAATTTGACCAGCACCTGAAAACTGCGCCCATGTAATAGATGTGCTTCCCAATGTCCCACCTGCATCGATTGTGCAGATAAAGCCAGAATCAGCGTTAGTTGTTCCTTTTTCAACAAAGGTAAAAGCCGCTACCAACTCAGCGTAAGTGTCAGCATCGGTTGTGCGTGTCCAAGAACCTGTTGCACACAAGTAAATACCATTATTAGCAGTTGTGGTTTGGTCTTTTACCAAGACCCGATCACCCGCAATAATTGAAATGCCATCAATGGTTTGTGCGCCAGACAAAGTGATGTTTGCAGTAGTAGCCGCAACCACAGAGGCTTTAGCATCAATTCCTTGGGCTAGTGCATCTACATAACCCTTGGTAGCCGCATCAGAATCATTTGTAGGGCTTGCCAAACCAGTAATGGTTGCGGCAGTACTACTGTCCATGTCCAATGCGCCAGAGATGGTCACATTGTTGAAAGTAGAAGTACCAGTAGTTGTAGTTACATTGCCTGTCAGGTTGCCAGTTACGTTACCTGTGACATTACCAGTTACCGCACCCGTTAGATTACCTGTGACGTTACCTGTAACAGCACCTGTCAATGGGCCACTAAACCCTGTATTAGCAGTGATGTTTGTGCCTGTAATGGCAAGGGGAGAAGAACCACCAATTACCGCACCATTGATTGTTCCTGCACTAATAGCAGCAGAAGCAATGGTAGCAGATGTGCTAACTGTAAGGTTAGTAAATGTTCCTGCTGCGGCAGTAGTTCCACCAATCACAGCACCATTTATCGTACCCCCAGTAATTGTGGCAGAAGAATTATCTGTCTTTGTAGCTACAGCAGTAGCAATGTTATTGAACTCTGTATCAATTTCAGTACCTTTGACAATCTTCAAAGGATTGCCAGGTGAAAGATTATCTTTGGTTGCAAAGTTAGTGGATTTTGAATAATTAGACATGGTTTATCCTATTTTGCCTTCTTTGGCTTGAAGTTCAATTTTCTGAATTGACAACTGAGTGCCATTGATAGTGGCTTCGTAACCAGTTTGCACAATTTTACCTGCACTAGACGCATTGCTTGTTAATGCTTTAATTGGTATACCGCTTGCGTAGTCTGCAACTGCATACTCTCCAACACCATACTCAAAATAGCCTTGAGGTGGAATAAAGACATTCTCTGACTGATAAGCGCCTGAATAATCAAAAGCCCACTTAATTGTGAGAAACTGATTTGAGCCACCAATCACAACAGCAGTAATGGACTTTAAAATAGAAATCTGATTAGGGTTTCCTAAGTCAGCATTGTTGGTGTAGTACAGGAATCGATAAGTAGTAGTGTCATCAAGATAACCACCATACTTACCAATGTAACCATTCTTCCCAATGTACAGGTCTCCATTACGCAACGATCTTAGTGCGGTTGGTGAAATATTGTCCCATTTGGTTACACGGGAAGCACCATCTTGCAGAGATTGTTTTGTATCAAAACAGTAGACTTGCAAAGTAGCTGGCAGAACAAGCAGATAAAAAGCATTCTTCTCTGAATAAACAGATTTGACGTTTGCTAGTGTTTCTCCAGACAAGGAAGATTCCAAATCAAATCGAACATTTTTAGAAAGGTCTCGCAATGGAGCAGACTTCTCTTGAATAGTCCTCATCAATGAACGAACACCTGAGTCTGACAAGAAAACAACATCAGTACCAATACTTTGTATGGTATCTCTAGCAATACAACCAATCGAGCCTACTGTATCGCTTAGAACAAGAGAAGCAGGGGTAGAAGCATTTGCGTAAACAAGAATCTGTCGCTTACCAAAGATAAACAAGAAATCATTGTGAGCTGCCAAACCCATTACTTCATCAGCACCATTAGGCCATACACGGGAGACATCCAATGACCCTGAAGTACCACCACCCCATACATGACCTGCAATCAGATCAGAGAAGGTAACTGTTACTTTATCGGATGTAGTGTTAGCCACCCACAAGCGACCAAAAGCTGAAATAGCAATGTTGGCTTGAGGAACTGTAGCTACATAACCAGACTTCTCAGAAACTCTGCGATAAGTAGTTGTACTTACAGCAGGGTCATAAATGAGTGGATCGTGACCTGTTTGGAAGAAGTATGCAATGCCATTTAAAGATGCACATTGCCAATTAGATGCTGTAATAGTAGGAGCAGAGCCACCACCACCATAGGTCAACTCAGTAACAGCGTTAGCAGTACCAAGTTTAAATATCTTGTTGTTACCAGCAAACAGAACAGTCAAAGTTCCATCATTTTGGACTAACTCATGGATCACGCCAACATCGTTAGCGCCTAAATTGCCAGAGGATGAGTTAACCCTTGTCCAACCTTTTCTAGCACCAATACGACCATACTGATCTAAGATTACGTTAGTTGCAACCAAGGCAAAGCCTGACTCTAAACTAAGAGGCGAATCTTCAGTATTCAGGCCATAAAAGCCTGGCGCTGAGAGACTGTAACTTTGGAGTGCAGATGCCATTAGACCGCCACAAAGTTGTCTTCAGGATAACGAGTGGACTCCAATGCAATAGCATCAGAGAGCATTCCTCTGAACAAAGCATAAGCCTCATTAGAGTTTGTTCCACCATCTTCACCACGCTCAATCAAAGCCCGAGCATAGGCACTTTGAGCCACTAAATAGTCTAAAACCTTGACTGAAGTGCCGTCAGCAGACAGATTAGCCTGTGGGATAGTTAAATCAAACTTAAGTGTATACACGCCATCAGGAACAGGAAACAGGTCAATTTTTGTGTCTCCACTACCATCTACACCACTAAAACAGAACTCTGAAGGAATAGACTGTGAAGGTGTACCAAAGTTTAACTTTCGGTTCATATCCGCAACAGTGGTGTTATCTAGGGTAATGACACTGGTAGTGTTAATAGCATCATTAACACGGAACTTCTGACCAGCACCTGTCAAAGAGTAAGAACTTGTGGCACTGGTAGTAGTAACTGTAATTGTTTGCCCTAAGACATTCCAATTATACGAATCTTCAATCTGGCGCTTGGCATCATTGACAAACTTGCCAATCAAAGAAGAATAGGTTGTTTCGCCAATAGTTGTAACTGTGCTTTCACGCAAGCGAACCAACACATCGTTAACAAGTTCTAAGTAGGTCATGTTCGTTGCGCTCCTTGAACCTCAAATGTTGCAATAAAACTGAATGAACTTGCACTTTGAGTAGTAATTTGAATCCTATCGCCTTCTTCTAAAACGATATAAGCATTGCCATCAAACTGGAGGTATTGCTTTGAAGTCAAGTCGTAGTTAGTAAGAATATCCAAGGTAGT